AACTCACCGCGGATCGCCATCGCTGATTCTTTAGCGATCTGCGTGGGGTTCGCCCCTTTGATGTTTTGCGTGATCACGAAATTGAAGAAGTCGATCGCTACCGTCGGCTTGATTGATTTCGACGATGGAGTCTTGCGCGACAGCTGCTGTATGACCTGCTTGAGCTGCTTGGGATCGGCCGTGCCCGTCCTGATAGCTAGCAGCGACTCGGCGAGCGTAACGTCGCTCTCGGGCTCTTTTGCGGGCCCGGCTCCGCCGCCGCCCTTGCCGCGTCTGCCTTTCTTTTTCCCTATGGCCTCGTCTTCTGTGATCGTCCCAAGTATGATCTTTCTTACTATCGCGTCAGCTCGCTTGCCCTTGCCGAGTTTCTTGCGAACTCGAACGCTGGCGTCGATGCGAGCGCGCTCCGTTGCAATCCTATCCTTGGTGGCCGCCTTGTCACTTGCGCGATCCCTGTCGCCTTGGTCTCGCTTCGCAAGCCCTGCCCGATTCTTCTCCTCAAGCTCTTCTAGCATGCGCCGCGAAGTGTCCGCTCCTGCTTGGAACTTCGCGCGATCTTCCTTGCTGATGTCTTCGTTCTCTGCTTGTTCCTGTAGTCGCTTTCTCCGTGCGCTCTCGTCGAAGATCTGGCCCGCTAGTTTTTCGTTAGCGAACTTTTTCCCGCGCTTGAACTTGCGCAGGCGGATTGTCCTTTGCTCGATCTCGCTGAGCGATTCTCCGACATCATCGAACTGGTTGACCAGCGCCGCCACGATAGAAACAAGCGCAGATATTGCGAGAGCTGCGGCCGAGATTGGGCCAAGCGAACCGGCCAGCGCGAGCTTGAACGCGATCGTCGCCGTCGCCGCGAGACTAGCGGCGGACTTCCACCCGCCGAATAACTCAATGAGCCGACCCACAAAGTCAATTACAGCCCCGATCCCCGATGCCAGCGCCTTGATCACCGGGATCACATTAGAGATGAATCCTCGAATGTTCGTCGTGATCAGTTCTCGATTGTTAAGGGTCCACTCTTTGAACCCGTCGATCATCTCCTGAACCATCGGCGCAAGGTCAGTTGCGATGACGTTAACAATTCCGCCGACCGATGTCTTGAGCCGCACAATCGAGTCTTGAAATTCGGCGGACTTCTTCAGCGCCTCGCCGCCTAGCACCCCACCCGTGCGCGATGCCTCGTCCCCTAGCGCCTTGATCCCCTCGGACCCCTCCGCCAGTAGCGTCGCAAGCTGCGGCCCTGCACGCGAACCCAGCAGGAGCTGAGAGGCCGCCAGCTTTTCGCTCTCGGTGTCCAGCCCACTAATCGCGTCAGCGAACACGCCCAATTGCTGCTCGAACGGCAGGTCGATCACGTCTTCGATCCTGAGCCCGACAAGCTCAAGGCCCTCGACCATCGGGCCGGTTCCCTTTGTCGCCGCGTCGTTCAGCCCGCGCGCGACGGTCTTAGACGCGATGGCGATCGCCTTGATATTCGTGCCCGAGATCTTCGCGGCGAAGCTTAGGCGCTGATATGCGTCAGTCCCAAGTCCCGCTGCCTTCGATCCCTTGACGACCTCATCGGCCGCGCTGGTGACCGAATCCACAAGCTTGAATATCGCGGCACCCGCCGCAAGCGCTGCCACCCCGACCGCTGCAAGCGCTTTGCCAGCCGTCGCGCCGAACTTCTTAATTCCGCCGCCGCCCTTTTTGTCAGTGTCCTGCGCGGCGTTAGTAACTCCCTTGATCTCCCCCTCGGCCGCCTTGGCGCCCTCGACGGATACGCCCATCTTGATTAGCAGTTCTGCGATCGTTGTGGCCATTCGCTATCCCTTCGGCAACTTAGATTGCCACTCCCGATTGAGCATCTCGGCATGCTTCCACGAAGAGTGAACTTCGTGCATTTCGAGCAAGTCCATAAGGCCGTGCATGTCGATCACCGTGCACAGCTGGTGATATACGCCCGCGTCGATGCCTTGCCCGTTCGAGCACACGACGTAAATCTCCCAGGGTATGTTCGCGGGCTGTATGCCTGATCGCGGTCCTCCTGCCCGCTTGTACGTCTGCCACTTCTTGAGCGGCTTTCGTACTAGGGCCGACCGAAAGAAACACGTCCCACCCAGACCGCGACATTGATCAAGTGCATGTAACGACCCGCGAAGTGATCGTCAAAATTCTTGTAGACGCTCCCTTCGATGTAGTTGTCACCGATCTTGATCTTGTCGCATGTTGTTAGTTCGAGAAGCTCCTTCAGAACTAGGAGCCCGCCCTCTGTTGCGCGTGATGCAATGCCCGTAACGAGCGCCGCCATGATCTCGCGGTTGGCCATCAGTGAATTCTGATCCTCGTCTGTCGTGGCCATTAGCAGCGTGATCCCGTCCTCGCCCACTAGGTCAACGAGCTTGGGCAGAATCTGCAGGCCGCGCGTCGCTGGCATCGTTGTGGTTGTGTACGTGATCCCGTCGATTACTTCGCTTTGTTCTCTCATGTCTTTGCTCTCTAGTCGCCCACGTTGTTACGCGCGGGGATCGCTGGTGTGTGCTCGATCGACGTAAACGCGAATGTCCACGTTACTTCAACCGATGTAGTGGCCCGTTGCTCGTCGGGCTCGGTGGTGATGTATGCGTTTGTAAAAGTGAACAACTCGCCCGAGTTTAGGTCGACCATGACGATCGGCCCTTGAATGGCGCGCGTGAATCGGTCAGTAGTTGCAAGCGCTAGGAGTAAGCTGTGCGTCCGCGATTCGTTGTTGATCAAAAAGTCGACCTCGCCAGATCGATCGGGATTGAAAAGGCGGATGGTGCCGCCCATCCCGTTCTGCCGCTGCGTCCACGTCGGACGCGTTCGGCGGATCACCACGAATGAGCCCTCGGCTAGGCCTTCCCTCATCGGGACACCTGACCAACTCACCATGACGCGATCTGACGAGTATTGACGCACTAGCTTCCTACAAGGTTGTTATTGATGGCGACCGTCTTGGTGATCCGCTCGCACATGAAAACCCACGTGAAATCAGACGATTCGGTCGCGCGAACTTCGTCAGGGTCGGTCACGATAAACGCGTTCACGTAGGTGAACTGCTCGCCGCTGGTCGTATCCTTGAGCACCATCGGCCCGACTACGTTTCGATTGTCCCGATCGTCTTCGGCAAGTTGCCGAAGTTGCTGATGCGTCTTCGATTCCTGATTCACCAAGATTGAGATCGTGGCCGATCGATCGGGGTTGAATGTTCGGATGCCCTCACCGTTTGCGCTGGTCTTCATGGACCATGACGGGGCGGTGCGTGCTTCGGTGATTGTTGAGCCTGCTGCCAGGCCTTCTTTTAGGTCGAGCCCTTCCCAACCAAGCTCGACGTGATCAATGCTGTACTGTCTCATTTCTTTCCTTTCGTCCGGCCTAGAAGCTCAGATTCAAAATCAGGGTTACCTTTTGGATCGCGCCGGCAAGTGTTGCCTCCGCTGTCATCGTCAATACTCGCGCGGCCTTGTCTGCTGACGAGACCGAACTAACAAGCGGAGCCGAGATCTTCGGCGGGTCGTCTGGGCTCAAGTGCTTGAAGTTCACGCCCGAGTCGAGCACGCCTTGCCACGCTGACACGACCTGATTGATACCGCCGTCGGTGTACGGGATCTTCGTTTGGCTGCCGACGAGAAGCGAAAGGATCGCCTCTTGCGTGCGCTGCTTTAGCCAGTCAACCGATGTGGTAACGTCGATGAACTGCGGGACGCCTGCAGCGGTGATGCCCGTGCTCGTAAAGGTCAGTCCGCCCGCGTCGGTGTAGACGTTGCCGTTGTCCGCCAGCATGGCCAGAACCTGGGTCGGCGTGATGTTGTCGCCGGAAATCCCGGCAAGCTCCTTCAGGCCCCAGATGCCGACGCCGCCGGGGACATCGAGATTGAACCCGAGCCCCTTGGACATCCACGCGCCGTCGAGATATCCGTCTGCGCTGCCTGAACTGGTCGCGTGGTAGATGCCGAAGCTGCGCGTGTAGCCTAGCACCTTCATATCGTCGAACACGTTGCCCGGCGTTCCGGCTAGCGCGTCTGCGTCGGCTGTCTGATATCCAAAGACCTTCGTTCGTGCTTGCGTCCACGCGCCGACCTCTAAGATGTCAGCTTTGATGCGTGATTCGATGTTGACGCCGTAGAAGTTTGGTGTCCCGTTCACCTGCTGGAATAGCTCGATCGCGTTCATCGTTGCGGTCCAGTCCGCGTCACCGGCATCCTCTCGGCCGATGAGCAGTTGGTCGACGCCGTTGGTTTGGCTGAATACCGATGTCGCCCACGCGTTCACCTCTGGCTCTGCTAGCGCTGTGAAGCCTGCTAGTTCGACTGCAGCGATGTCGGTGTACGGGCCATCGATCCGGTTAGCGGTTACTGAGTGATCGAACACTCCGATGGGAGAACCGAAGCCGAACTTGGCTGCGACTGCCCCCGTTAAGTTGATGGTGACATCAACGAATAAATTGATTGGTGCGGACATTGTTTCTCCTACGGTGGTGTGGCGACGAACGAAGCCGTCGAGATGATTGAGCCCCCGCTTCCGAGAGCGTTGATGGTCCCTAGGACCGTTTCGATTTGATCGACAGGCCTGACAAGCGCTGAGCGCATGGCCATTTGCACGTCGATCGTGACTCTACTTTCCCAATTTGCGCCGGCTATGGCGCTGATGTCTGTAGCGATCCCCTTGTTCCAAAGCGCGACGCCGTACTCGCTGAGCGTGTCGACATAATCGGCCGTCTCAAAGATGCCCTCGATCCTCGACATCAGAGACCAGGCGCCGTTGCGTGGCTCGCGTTCTTTCGAGAAGCATTCGATCGTGATGTTGAAAACGCGGGTTCCTTGCGTGAGCGTTGCGGCGTTGCCCGATACGACCTGCGAGAGCGCCTCAATCTCGCCGCCTACCTCGGCCGACCAGATGGCGCCGAAGCTTGCCGGCGTGATCACCAGTTCCGAGACGGCAACGCCTGGCGCGGCTGCCCATGGATCGTTAGCGTCGGCATTCAGTAAAGCGATCAGCTCGTCGCGTATTTGCTCGGGAGTCTGCGCCACGACATCGACGAAGAACTCGATCCCGTTCAGAGATACAATGTCGCGCTTGCCTGGCGTCGAGCCCGTCACGTCCAAGGTGAGCGAGTCGAACGGCAGGATCGTGCGGCCTCGCTTGCCGCGCTGCGTCCAATAGCTCGGGCCGTTGGCCATCTGCAGATTGATTAGCTCTGGCCCGAGTTGCTCGAACGCCGCTTGACCGTATGACCAGCCCACCGAAGCGGGCGCCATCGCGTCGGAGATCGCCAAGAACACGCCCTTTTGCAGGCGGTCTAATCTTAGTGGGGCGGAGATGGGCATAGGCTCCTATGGTTGTTGCACGTCCTGCAGCGTTGCCGTCGAGACGTACACGCCGCCCTGGATGGAGTAATCGAGCACCTGCGTCACCCGCCACTTGCGCCCCTGATACAGAACCACATCGGGCGCGTTGCCCCCGTCGGCGACGTAAAGCCGCACCTGCGTATAGACGCGGATGGCTTCCGAGTTTCGATCGGCCTCGGGTAGCTGGTCGAGATCGCGGCCGGTCATGTTGTGGACGGCGATCGGCGATATCTGCAGCGCGATATCTGCCGCGGCATCCCACCCGCCGTAGGCGTTTTGCGTGGGCTGCGCAGAACGTAGCACCGTCAGCCCGCCGGGGATCTCGAAATCGCCCACAAGGGGCGCCACGTCTAGGGGCAGGAACGACATCAGCTGGGGTTATCGTCAGACGCGTCAGGATCGCCTGAGAGGCTTTCGACTTGTGCGGGTGATAGTCTGGGCGCTTGTGATTCGGGAGCCCGTGGCGTCGCTGTCAGGGCCTCGACCGCTCGCTTGGTTCCTACGCCCTCGGACGCGTCGACCGCGCCTTGAATGCCGGCGTATGCCATCCAGACGAGCGCGAAATTATCGAAGTCGCCAGCGAGCGCGAAGGGTGCCGAGGCTGCGACCGATGCCCAAAATTTGCGGGAGGTGAGCGTCTTGCGAAGGAATTCTTGAATGTGCTTGATCATCTGCTTAGCAGTTCCCGCTCTTTGCGGATTAGTGATTCGGGTTTTGCGGGTGGCCGGCTGCGCTTGCGCTCGGCTACGTGCTGCAGAACGCTGCCCTGCCAGACGGCCTGCTCGATCTGGTAATCTTGCACCCGCTTGACGGTCTCGACATCGGCTTGAATTTCGGCGGTGGTCTTTGCGTTCGCCTCGATGGCTGCCGATGTGGCGGGGTGCGAGTCGGCTTCGTTGTGGCTCTCGATGTCTGTTTGCACCTGTTCGCGGCTTGGCTTTTGCTGCAGTTCGTGAACCGCGATCGAGCCCGCTGAGACTAGGCCGACCAGCGCGACGATCGACGCGACTATGGTCCTGATGTTTTTCGCCTTGGCCGCCACTGCCGCTAGGATCGCCGAATCCTCGACCTCGCTCGCTCGCGCTGCCTTGAGCGCAGTCGCTAGCGATGCCGTTAGAGCTTCGTGATCTTCTGGTGTGAGCGTGGCCGTCATGGGTCGATCCTATCGTGCGCGCTGCGTCATCAGTTCGCGGCGTTTGTCCTTGAGCGACTGGGGTTCGTTCGGTGCGCGCTTGCAGCTTGCGCGCGCCCGGCAGTCAGCCACATCTGCGCGCCACTCAGCATGTTGCATCTGGATCTCTTGGATCTGCTGAATGCGCTCAACGTTGCTCGTTAGAATCTTCACTGAGCTTTCCATCGGCTCGACGCGGCGCTTGACGGGCTCGACCTTCGAATCGATCGCCGTCACCATTTCGGATTTGCTCGGCTTGTCCTGCAGCTGCGAGAACGCCATCGTCGCGCCCCCGATAAGTGCGACGAAGAAGCCGATCGCCATAACTATGTCTCTAATACTAAGAAGCTTTTTGGCCGCGCGTTCCATAACTAACTCCTGAGCCTTCGCCCGTTCGTGTCGTTCGCTGGTCTCGCGGTCTCGCTTTTGAATGGCATCCGTGACCGCGACCGTGATCGCCTCGGTCATTGTGTCCTTTTTTGCCTCGCTCATAATATCACCCTATTCTAACCCTAGGATCCCGGCGCGTTCTGAACGTAAGTAATTTTATAGAAGAGCCTCACGGTCATATCGAGCCCGCCCGCTGGGGCCTCAAGCACCTCAAAAGCTAACGAGCGCAAGGTCGAGCCGACTGCCAAGCGCGCGCATTCGAAGCCCGAGAACGTCTCAACGTCGGGGACTCGCTGCGCACCCACGCGAGCGGTGGCTGCTCCGATTGTCCATGTTTCGATCGCGGTGGCATACCCGCGCAGAACGGGAAAGGCGATTCCGTCGGATGAGGCGAAGCGATACGCCCACCACTCCAAGAATGCCGTCCCCGA